TCCATATCAGCGAAAACTTGAGATATTGTGGTATGGTTAAACCATGGAATATCAGAAGATACCGACATAATATTGTCATCTCCGTACGTTAGTAGTGACACATACTTCTGAAAATCACTCACAGGCTTATCGGGTGAGAGATTAGCGAACGTGTACCTCAAATATAAACTATTCACAAGGGAATTGATAATCACGGTTAATGGGTGGCCCGAGGGATTGGACCCAAAAAATTCAACCAAATCACCATTGAAATCAATGGTGGGATAAGCTGTGTCAATGGCTATTCCCCACATAACCTTGAAATCACCCTCAGTAAAATTTCCTGAGAGTGAACAAATTTGGATGAGAATCTCAAAAGCTGCAAGAATAAATGCGGGGGGCATTCTCTTGTCAAAAGCACCAAAATCCCCTGCAACAATATTGTCCTCTGATTGGGAGGTAATATACTGGTACAAGCCCTCCCACTCACGAGACTGGGCTGTTGTACCAACCGCTGTCTCAAAAGCGAGACGATTATTTTGTATAACTCTCACAGATGCAAGAAAATATTTCCGGACCACCAACGACCAATCAAATGGTGCGCCCGCAAACACCCTTGTTTTCTTGCGCTCAATTTTAGAGAAAGAAGTTGCTTCATCCTTGAGATGGGCTGTAAAGACTGGATGCGCTCGCTCACCAGCTAAATACCTTTCTATAATTTTATTGCTCCGGTCAGTGATTTCTGGGGATGCTCTGACTGGATCCAATAAGCCATGTTCTGGCGGGATAAGCTCTAAAAAATATTTCTTAGATTTCCGCCACGGAAATCCAGCTGATGTATTTCGCTTAACCTTGTCGATGGACCTGACTCCAGCTGCCCCATTTAGTGTCGAAAAGTCATCCAAGACAAAGAGGTCTTCCAAATCATGGACACACAAGCCCCGCAAAATATCATCAAGAAAACAATATTTGACCTTATTTAGAATTTGAGTGTCAAAACGATATGGAACATTGACAAGATCCAATGCTGCTATTCGCCATGGTTCCCACCCCCTCATAACAGGTTTGGAATACTTGATATCATAACCCTCTGCCAAAAGAAATTTACTCATTGGCGTGGGTTCGACCCTGCTTTTGGGTGATGCACGAAATCCATGTAAAGAACCATAAACACGTGCACTCCCATCACGCAAATATCTAAAAGTAGATTTCTTATGCAAATCGCCTAGCAACTGACTCGCTGTTTCGGAGACAAGCATTGGAGTGGAAGGTTCGATTATAATTTTTTCGTTCAAGTACTGAGATAAAAAATCTTGGGATAGCGTAAAAGCTATAGCAGCATTATCTCCAGATATCACTGAATGTATACCATACAAGACATAGCCTTTCGG